TGCGGGTCAAAAGAACCAAAGCCGTCAAAAAGGTAAAGATTCCAATTAGCAATGGAGTTACGGAAATATTCTTCGAGTTGTTTTTTGTCATATTCTCCGAGATTAAGATTCTTACCAACTGCTGTGGACATCAATCCAAGAGCTGTTCTTCTGTTACTTGCTTCAAGCTCCAAGATCCCAACATGTTCCCCCTTGTTGAGTAAGTCAGCTGCAAGGTATCGCATGATACTTGTTTTGCCTGAGCCAGTACCACTAGTAAATGTTGTAAGTTCTCCATACCGGATCCCGTGTAATTTTTTGTTGAGTCCTTGGAATGGATACTCATGATCATATGGTTTCTGTGGTGTAGTTACTAATTCTAATAAATTCTTACCATCTATTATTCCGTCTGGTCTGTATGGTTTTGCATCCCATATAGCTCTTCTTACTGCCTCTGTATCTTGTGCTTGTAAAGCCTCTGAAGGGTCTTTATAAGCCTCCATACGGGCTATTTTCACCTTACCTGCTGGAAGTATACCTGCAGCCTCTTCAGCAGCCTTACGGCCCGGCTCATCGCCATCAAAGAAAAGAACAATTTCTTCATACCCTTGAAATAACGGTAATTGTTTTTGTAAATCTTTCTTTGCAGATTGTGCTCCATGAGGTAAAGACATCATCGGCCAGCCTGCCATGACTTCATAGCAGCTTGCAGCATCTAATTCGCCTTCAGTAACAACAATACGACGGCCACTTGTAGGAAATAAATGCTGACCAAATAAGGTGTCAGTGGATGTACCTTCATAAGTGAATACCTTCTGTTTATTCTTTACCTTGAATCCAGCAAGAACTCCATCGCTTGTGAAATATGGGAAGCGTAGAGTATTTCCGTCTCGGTAAATCCTGAACTTTCTACAAGTTTCTGCAGATATTCCTCGTTTTCTAAGCGCCTCTGGCTCTCCTTTAAAGTTAACATTTGTCATCGTCTGTTGTGATTGTGAAATAAGATTTATACCCTCTGCGGGTGTGTAAGTCTGACATGAAAAACAGTAATAATGACCGTCTGTATACAAAGAATTTGCATCAGACGAGCCACAATTACCGCAGGGTTCGTGTCTGACAAACTCTGCTTCTTCTAACATTAAACTAACCAATCTATTGGTATATTGTGAAACGCACACCAAGGTATGTCGTGTTTCTCGCACCACTTAGCATACGTTGTTTTAGATGATTTAGAAATAGTATTATATGGAGATTGAAAGACCATCCTTAGATCTATATCTGGATTATCCTTCTTAACCGCCAATACTTTTCTTCTATCAGCGGCATCCCAATATCCTTTCGTTTCTAAATAAGTATAGTTTGGTAATCTAAAATCAGGTGTGTAGTTATGTTCAATAGTATAACTGAGTTTCTCAGATTCATACTCATAAGATACACCTAAACCTTCAAGAAGGTTAGCTACCTTCTCCTCAAGTTTAGATCTGAATTTAATAGTCTTACTTTCTTTTAATTTATTAAAGGCTTTTTGTGCCCATTCTTTAGCTTCTTCTTCAGAAGTCCTCTTCTTCATTTACTTCTTTTTCATTAGGTGGTTCACTAGCTTTAAAGCCAGATGTTTTACCAAATAACTCAGCTACTTCATCTTCACCAAGTTCTCCAGTATCTACACCAGCTGCATCAGATTTAACTGAGACAACCTGAACGCCAACTAACTTAAGAGAACTACCGTAAGTAATACCATCTCTAAGGATGTAAGGTTTTTGATAGAAACCTAACTTAACAGTAGACCCTCCGTAGAGTGGTGTTTTCTTATCAGTAACAGGTGTACCTTCTGTATCAACAACAGGAGGTCTCCTATCTTCTCCCCAGGAGAATTTAACTTTATACTTTCCATCCGCAACTTCTTCCCATGGTGTAGGTTTTAAGGTAGAACGTTTTGGATTCTTGAGCTTAGACTCTGCCCATTTAAGGACTTCGGCCCTCTCATTTTCTAGCTTGTCAATCATTTTATTATCGACCACAGCCGAGAGTGAATAACCAAACTTACCGGGTTCTAGTATAGCTTGGAATCCCTCTAGTGTAACAGTATCCGTAACGTGTACGTTTTTAGGCATTTTAACAGAAAAAATAAGTTGAATCAATAACCGATTCAGGTTTTAAGTCACCTATAATCGGTGGTTCTGTCTTTGCTCCTATCTGTGAAGCAAAGTCGTTTAGGTAATCACGTTCAGCAAACAAGTGCATGTACGTTTCCCTTATTATAGTTGATAATTCATCCATGTCAACTGCTCGTGTGAGAACGCTGTCATGAATTAATGCAATAGGCTTATCAAACCTATTTATACTGAGATGTAACAGCGAAGCATCTAGCGAATGTATAAGATTAGGTGCAGTAGCAGCTCTGTGTCTATTAATATCAGCTTCGGTATTATCCATAGCTATCTTTAATCTACACTCACCTAACAACTGTAATCTAATATCCTTCTTTTCTTTCTTCATTATACGTTGGTTAACTACAAATCCAGAAGGTGTAATCCATTCTATTTCAGTAGACCCATCTTTAATAAATCTAGATACCTCATCTTCAATCCATTTCATTACTGACATAGGGCCAGGAACGACATTATTCATGGCGTCCCTGACAGCCTGTACGGTAACGGTAAGATCTTCCTTGTCGATCTCAATTCCTTTCTCTTTCAACGCATCACGAATGTACGATCTGTTTGAAAAAGGTTTAGCATTGTAGGGTATAGTCATGACCGTTCTTTTAACGACCTTCCTATCCATTACTTTCTGTATGTGAATAGGACAATTAGGTTTGGCTACCTCCGCTACAACCTTGTATGCGTCTTGTGGGCGTTCAGAAGGCAACACATTGACGAGTTGTGCTGTCTTACGGTCTCTCGCTAATCCTGCGAGTATCTGAAGCCCGCTACACGTGGCATCTGTGGCTATAAATAAACCTGTTGTGTTTCTGGTACGTTTAGTTACTACCGCATAGTACTCCTCACAACTAGCTAAGAATTGCCACGGCTCTTCCGCTGCCTCCCAGTCACCTAGATTGTCTATCGGATCTGTAGCTACTCTGGTGATCAACGGAATGTTCTCATTCGTCCAAGATAGCCTTTCAGCCATCGTTGCTTTATCTAAACCATAAGTTGTTGCTACTTGGAAAGCTAACCATTTTTTACCTGATTCAGTTATATAAGCTTCATCAGCCGCTCTAATAAGAGATTTACCGAAATCAGTATCTTGTGGTGTGAGAAATGCGGGTATAGGATAAGCCCTACCTCTATAGTCAAAAGACCAAGGTATATAAAACCTCTCATATTTTTTGAATCTCTCAACAGCTTCCATAGTCATTCTAGTTCTGCAGGATCTTTTAAACTCTGCAGCTTGCTTATTCATTACTTCAGCAGCAGCTCTACGATACGCTTTACGTGCATCCTTATTATCTGCTATATCAACTGGTTTAGGTGGTAAATCGTAATGAATAATAGGTAGAAACTTACCAACACTAATCTCTCTCTTTTGTAGAGTCTCAGCGACAGTGATTGTGAAAGAATTAAGTGTATAAGCAACCTTCTGAATCTTATTCAAAAAGGCTAATGGTGTTTCTCCCTGTATAAGGTGGCTATTGCCCCTCCTTACTAGATCATGACCATGCATAACCTCATTAAGGATATATCCTCCAGGGCTTTCATTAGTCCAATCTCTAGGAGCTATTAACATAGGCCACGCTAATGGTGCAAATAATTCTGCATTAGCCATTACTTCATCTTTGATGTCCAAAAACTCAGGGGTAGGGACAACAAAAATGCTAGTCTTACGTCCTTGTCTTATAGTTTGTTTCATGAACCATCCACTAGTTTCCATGATGCAATCTAATAACCATCCACCAAGTTTAATACGTATAGATGTATTCCAAGTGTCCCATTGTTTAACTTCACATCGATTCATCAATGTCCTTATTACAACGAGTTTCTGGTGCGTTCCTATTGATCTATGCCAGTAGTTCTTTTTTAATGTGTTCAGTAATCCTGGAGCACAATTCTCATAATGTCTCATTTGACATTCATCTTCAATGGCATGTCCAATGGATTCACATACATTAATTGCTAAATTACATCCATCCTTATATCCAAATACTTTATCAAATGTAATCTTACATGCTATAACAGCAGCAGATGCTTCATCTAAATCCTTTAAATATTTATGTATATCCTTAAATGCTACACCATTCTTCCTTTCATGTATCCTAGAAGTTGTATCTTCTATCCTAGTGACCAACTTTGGAAGTAAAGAATGTATAGAAGATATACCATAAATAGTAGCTGAACCATAAGTTTGATTTTCTAATTTAAGCGTTTGATCTTGTAACCTTTTTAATCCTTGATTAATTGCATCACGTTCAAGTTTAACTTGCTCGTCTATCTGTTTGGGTGTAGGTTTCATGATCGTGGAGTTCATCGTTTATTTGAGAGATCAATAATCTCCTTAATTCGTGGTAATGTGGATGATCCTTTGGTATTGCAGCTAGTGCCTTCTCAAAGTAATCATATACTTCTTCACTCGTCCTCATCATAATCCTCCTCATCTAATTGTTGTTGTTGTGCTTCAGTAAGCATATCACGTGGTAATAAATTATGCACTGCATCATCATCACATATAGTGAATATATATTTCTTCTCACCTTCCATTCTTTCTTCTAAGAATCTTCTTGCGTTAGCCTCTCTTGAATATACTCGTTCCTTTACCCGACCAGTTTCTATATCTTCTTCACGAATAATACAGCTAACTGATGACGGTAATAACCAACCATTAATTTTCCAAGAGACAAACTCTTCATACTCTATAGGTATAAAGAATTCAGCAGGCGATTGTGAATAAGCTTTCCAATTATTAGGAAAGTATTTCTTTTTCTTAGGCATAATAATTTTCCTCTAGTTCTGGTGTGTAATGGTGGTCATCTAATGGCATAACATCAGCTAACTTTGTCCCTTCTATTT